AAAGTTTTGCAGTTCTATCTGTCGTTTTAACATATTCCTCCTTTGCTCGCCCGTAATCTCTGCAATAGCCCTCTTGTTCTCTGTACGCGCGCGTGTGGCGAGTAAACCCTGTTTAGTATAGAAGTACCCTGCCATATAAAAACCCGCTACAAACGCTCCTACGGCTATTATGGGGTATATAAGCATTATCACTATATATGTCATTATCCCCATCCTCCTTTAAAGTCTGATGGTTTTAGGCTGCCCGCGCCTGATAATTGGCTTAACCGTCTGAATTTCTTATAGCGCGTTTCTGATATTTCGCGTTTTTCCGCTTTAAAGAAAATCGTATCTTCTGACGCGTAACGCATGGCGTCCATTAGGTGATTGTTTTTATCCATCGGTTTATTTCTGACTTCATCATTTTTTGTTTTATCCCACGCATAGCTTGACAGTTCCATAATTGTATTTTTGCAATCGGGGTGAACGATAATTTTATAGCTTTGCAATCGGTCAATACCGTTTAGAATACTGTCCCTGCCTTTTTTCGCCGGTTGTATGCGGGTTATACCCATTCGCCTTAAATCGTCGTTGCTTTTCGGTTCTGCGCTATCCGCAATAATTCGTTCTTTATGATAACCTTTTTTCACAAGCATAGCGGCAATATCATTGTTTAACATTCTTGTTTCGTAATGTTCGTCGTAGACGTAGATTATTTTATCAATCGGGTTTACCGCCATAGCTATAAACGCGGTAGGGTCGTTAGTATATCCGTAGTCAAGACCGAATACGTGTTTATATTTCCAATCATCATCCCCGCCGATTTTGGTTTTATCAAACGCCTCTACAACCCAGTTTTCGAATATAAGCCCTTCTGATGTTCCCCATTCGCCAAGTCCCGCAACGGCATATCTGCGTGGTGATTCTTCCGCCATGCGCTTGTAAATATCGCGGTCAACCTCATCTAAAAACTCGTTGCACAGATAGCTGGCTGTCATCGTGAATACATTATCGGCTGGTGTATCAAAAAACCTCTTTTTCAACCAATGATTTTCGTTCCACGGATTGAATGTTATGGTCGTTTGTTTAAACAACGGTTCTGGGACATCACCGCGCGGAACAGATAAGTCAAGGTTTTCAAAGCTGGTTTCCGATACTAACTCAAACGCTTCTTCAATCCATACCCAGCATAAATAACCCCTGTCAACCGTTGTTGAGGCTAATTTCTGCCAATCATCAAAACCTCTGAATAATATCTTTTGTCCTGTTGGTTTATATTCAAGCTGTAACGGGTTGGTGGTGGCTTTCCATAACTCATTGGCGTTTAGTTTGTTTATCACCCATCGGAGTTGCGCGAATGTTGACGTTAAATGAGTGTTGAAAGTGGACCGGACAACAAGTAAATTCGCGTCTTTATATTCGGGTTTCATCATGTTTACTATGTACCAATACGCTGTGGTGGTGGATTTTTTAGAAGCCTTGCCGCCTTTAACAACCCGATACCGCTTTTTACATCTCCAAAACGCTCCATACCCTGCGCCGATTAATTCGGGTGTAAACCGAACAACAACCGCCATTAAGGCATCACCGCTTGTTGCACTACCGCTTGCGCCGTTTCAGGGTCGAGATTGTTATATATATCTTGCAGGTCAGGCGGTAATGCGCTGATTAGAGTTTCAATATCTATTGCCCCGCCATCCATCTCCCCGCCGGCTGCCGTTTGGAGTTCGCGTATCAGTTTTTCAAGTTGCGGAATAATACCTTTTGGAAGTCTTTGCAGGTATTGAATAGGTGTAATAATCTGGCGGTCAAGTAAGTTACCGAGTGTTATTGTAGATTGCGCTTCGCTCCACAAGCCGGAAGCGCCAACGTCAATCCTCGTTGATATAAGCAGGTCGCGATAACGCTCACCGTCAAACGGCAGATACCATGTACCGGTGTCGTCCTCTACCTTGATTGACCGCTTCCCATATTTCATTATCCAAAATTCAGCCCATATTCGGGCGATATCTTCAATAAAACTGTAATACCTGTTCTTCGTTTGCTGTAACGGCATTGTTGCAGCTTCTCTTAACATAGCTATTGCCGATGTGTTCTCCGGGCGCATATCACCGAGTGCGGCGTCGTTTGCGCCGGACTGCTGTAATGTATTGCCGATTATAGTATTTACGTTCTGTATGAAACTAGGTGAGAAGTTAGGCGGGTTCAGGTATGACATAGCACCGTGAACGTCCTCATACCCGCCGTTTACGGAAATGATTTGTCCGGGGTCGTTCGTGAGTGAGCCAGCGTCAACAACATCACTGTTTACAACAAGCATTGGCATGCCCATCATCATTACAGCCCATACAGAAGCGGTCATCATACGGTTTATAGCAATCTGGTTTGGGATAAGATATGTTATTTCGCTTTCTCCGTAAGCGCAGTTTCTCCGGCGTTCCCATAAAAAACTTGCAAACGGATATAGCCTTATCCCAACATCCCATTCCGGACGGATTACAGCGTTTTCACATACCTTAATGGCTTTTAATGTATAATCGCTCCCGTCATCATCCCACTCCTTCCAAAACTTGGTGATAACAGTTGCTTTTTTAGATTCGCTCGGTTCATTCTCCGATATTTGCCCAGCTTCATATCCTGTTTCATTATCGGGTTTTATCTGGTCTATCTCATATTGCGGGCGGCGGTTATGTTTCGCCTCGCGTTTAAGTTCCGCAACAGATTTTCGTTGAGCGACTAATATATACGGCTGACTTTGTATGTCCGTTAAATTAGGGTCGCCAAAATATACATTTTCAACGTCTAATACTTCACAACCAATATCTCCGACAATAGGTGTGGTGCGGTTCTCGTCCGCATATAATCCCGTCTTTACCTTATCGTCCCAATAAGTGTATATAATACCCGTTCCGCTGATAAAGGCATTACGTAAAGCTTGTTCGCATTTATCGTTAAACTTAACCCGTTCTGCGGTTACACGGAAATAATCAGATAACGCCGACATAATTAGAGTTACTTCTTCGTTGGACGGAATAACATCGGCAGACATAGCCATCATTTGCTCTATATAAGCTTCGTTCCCTTGCGCTATCCCGTCGCGGATAGGTCTGATAGCTTCTTTAAGACCGAGAGTGTTCGGAATCCCGTCCGCAGTATAACTTACCGTAATCGGAGATGACCCTACAACCGACATCTTATATTCGCCAATACGTTTAATAACGTTATGCCGAATAAGCGGGCGGTCATTCCCGCAATTAACCCCATACCACTGGTCGCCAATAAAATAACGCTCGTTCATTTTGGATTGCTCGTATAGCCCGCGCATCCCTAAACCGGATTTGAATTGTGTGCCATCCCTGTATTCTTTAAATATCTGCGCCGGGTTGTTACGTTTGCTCAATAAAATCAACCTTCTTTCGCCCATTCGGAATTCTTGAACATCTCAAATAGCGTCTTGTTTATGTGCCGCCCTTTGTTGTATATGTACGGGTTGAAAAAATATATCGTATCCCCGCCAGAAGAAGCCCTGCATATTATCCCTAAATCAGTCAGCCGCGTGATTGCCCGCGAAACAGTCTTATCCGATATCTTAAGTTCTCTCGCTACCCATTCAAGATTAACCGGTCTGTAATTCTTGTACGCTATAAGCCCGCTCGATGGCCGTACGAGAGAAAGAAATAAAAATACAATACGATATTCGGATTGATGTAAATTTAACCTCGCCAGTTTAGTAATCGCCCTGTTGTACGCCTTGCCAAATTGTCCGTTTGAAAATGCCATCCGCTTGTCATCTTCAAGTAATACATCCACTAC